AAAATATGCAGCAGAAGGAAAAATCACAGCGAAAGTTGTTGTAAAAGCATTTAAAGAAATAGAGAAAGAAGGTGGAAAGATGCTAGAGGAACTTATTAAGCAAGACCCTACAATGGCCTTTAAATTATTAGATAATCAAATTAAAGAATTATCAATATCAGTTGGAAAATTATTTACACCTACGGTTTTAAAAGTAACAGAACATTTAACAACTCTAACTCAGGAATTAACAAAACTTGCATCAGGTGAGGGATCAGCACTTGGT